GTGATGTTGCTGTAGAAGCAGTTCCTGTTAAATTACCAACAAATGATGATGCAGTAATAATCCCACTTGTATTAACCGAAACCGTAGTTCCAATACCAACATTAATTATTTCTGTAGGATTAGTTGTATTAACAAAAGTTATATTCCCTGCAGCATCATGCTTTAGAGTAGTTGTTCCAAGTTCTACTTCTTCAATACCTGAAATCTTTTTGGCATTAGGATCTAATACAATCGAAGAAGTACCTATACTCAAAATTCCAGTAACTCTTCCGTTACCAAGAACAACTAAATTTTCACTATAAGTAACACCCGAACCAACAGGGTCTATATGAAGTTTGGTAGAAGTAACAACACCAACACTCATTCCTCTGGTGGAAGTATCTCCTAGTTGTAAAGTTTCATCGAGTGTTTGAGAACCACCACCTCCACCACTAACAGTTACAAATTCAAATTTCTCAATACTATGATCATACTTTAAAAATTTACCATTATAAGCAGAAGCATTCGTAGCAATACCAACAATATCATCAAGATACTTTAATTTAGTTTCACCACCACCACCAAGTGATGAAAGTTGTTGTTGAATACGATTTACAAATAGCCTATAGTGACTCTGGAGTTGATCCAAAGTTACAAATTTTTGATCTAATGGTGTTAATGGATCACTATTATCTGAAGAACTAGGTTCTGTAATAATACTTTCATTAAGAATTTCTTTCTCGTTAAATTTCTCAAATACTTCTTCAATATATTTTACTTTACTTGCAAGTCTTGAGTTATTCTTTTGTATTTCCTCAATACTTAACTTATCAATCGCAGATTTAACATCTTCATGAATAGTTTCGATACTTTTATTTTGATTTTCAATATGTGATTCATTTCTAAGAATCTCAATTTTTAAATCTACAACTTTTTTATCTAGTTCATCTCTAGTAGTTTCACTCTTTTCAATATCCTCAAGCATCAGATCATGAATCTGATTAACTTCACTAACTTTAGAATTTAAAGTATCAAAAATTTCAGTATTATCTTCTTTTACAAGTTCAATTTTAGATACAACATCATTTACAGTATTATCTAAAAATTCTGCAAACTCTTTAATTTTCGATTCTGTTTTTATTTCAGAGTCAACAATTAAATTTTTATATTTTGGTATATCATTCTTCTTTATTCTACCAAGTTCTTCATTGAGAGAATTAAAATCCTGAACATATTTTTCATCAACAACATCTTTTATATTATCTAAAGTTTCTTTCAGTTCTTCTTCTAATACTTCACATCTATTAGTAAGTCTAATTTCAGAATCAGAAACTAATTTTTCATATCTTGGAAGTTCATCATCAATAAAAGTATTGACAGTTTCAGACAAACTAGAAACATCTAGTTTAACTTGAGTCAGATTTTTTTGATTTATACCTTTAACTTTTTCTTGAACATCACGAATACATTCCTCAAGAAACAAAAGTTGAGATACTAATGCCTTGTCCAAATCTTCTTTCGTAAGAAGATTTTTAATATCACCATCTATCTCATCAATTTTTTCTGAGAGATGATTTACCTTTTCTATATTAGATTGATAGTTCCCTAATGTTTCAGAAAAATCAGTTAGAACATCAACCTTACTTAAATTTCTTTTGAATGCATCATAGGCATCAGAAAAACTATTCAATTCAGGATTTTCAATACTCCCCTGAATTACATTTTCAACAGATGCTTTTTCTCTATCAAAGTATTCTGATGGTTTTCTGATTGCCACTATTATTACAAATCCTTATGTATAGATATTTATTATATTCCCAGGAAGACAAATTGTCAAATAATCAATAACGATATTCTTGGATTCTATCCAACACCTTGTTAAGATATTTATGTGCTAAATCTTTTTCTTTCTGCCATACTGCTTTAGACTCTACATCAACTTCATGCTTGAGTTTAAGGATATGGCATATCATTTCATCCTTATTCAATTGGTTCTTTGGCATATCATAAAAAAAGACTCTACTCATTATATAGAGTAAAGTCTTTTTTGTCTATTATTGAATTGGGTTTTGTGCTGGTATCAACATACCACCACCTGGTCCATCATCATCATCAATATTTTCCGTGAGTACAGAATGAATTATAAAAGCACCCAACATAAAGGTTGCTAATAACATCATTTTACCATACTCCAGGAATAATTTGTCCACTAACGGCATAGGATCCCATTGCGGCAATGACTCCGATCATTGCTGCCCAACCATTAATACGTTCTGCTCTTTCGTTCATTGTTCTTGCTCCTGTGTTTTGTTGTAAATAATGACTCTACCATTTTCATGAGTGAATACTAATTCATCCTCATGTGCCCAGCAGAGTTCTTCGTATAGGGCATTTAATCTCTCCATATCATCATAGAGTTGATTTGGATTAAACATTCTTTACTGGTTCATATGGATGTTGAGGTTTGTGATCTCTATCCATAGGTTTAGAAGACTCAAAAGGATCTCTTGAGAGATTTTTAATAACAATGAATGCTTCTTTGTTATACTTACGAGTGCCGATAGGTGACTGCCACTTTTTGTTATAGACTTCACCGACATCAATACCAGAAACTTGAGTTCCTGCCATTTCAACTACGATGTTATCACCTTCTTCCCACCCATATTTTTGGGCAAGAGAAGAAACTTGTTCATAAACAGATGGAGCATCCATTACTCGATCTTCTGGTTCAAGACTTCCGTGCATCAGTACAGTTTCTCTTCTTGTTCAGTTTCAATTATAACATCAGAAGTTGGATATGCAACACAAGTGAGCACAAACCCTTCTTCAATTTGATCATCATCCAAGAATGACTGATCACTTTGGTCTACTGTACCAGATACAATCTTACCTGCACAAGATGAACAGGCACCTGCACGACAAGAGTAGTTTAAATCAACTCCACCTTCTTCTGCTGCATCAAGGATGTATTGATCATCCTCACAAGTAACAGTGGTTTCTGCACCGTCAGGAGTGCGGAGAGTAATATTAAAAGACATTAGTAAGTTTCAGATAATTTTTCGATGGAATATGCCAACAATACGAAGAAGGCAATACTAGTCATTGTAAACAAGATTTGATGCATTGTCAAGTTAGATTTAGGTATCAATAATAATTAATTTTATACGAAGTGTTAAAACTAATAACACACCTCTCACCTTTTTCTGGATTTGTTTCATGCTCTAACCAACTAGGAAATAATAGAAGATTTCCAAGTTCTGGTTTTACTAACATTCCAGAAGTTGCATATTGAGTGTCAAAATCTTCGTATAAATCATTCATCTTATAAGGTTTTAGTGGACTTTGAAATTTGAGGGGCATAGTATTCGTATCAACCTTGACATAAAAAGCACCGCTTATAACACTACCCTCATGTCTATGTAATATAACTCTATCACCAATACGCATTTGATTATACCATGAAGCAGAAATTTCAAGTTCTTGAAGATGTACTTGATTTGTATAATCTTTTATACACCGTAAAAATTCTTTTCGGAGAAAAAAAAGATCTGCATCATGTAATATATTATTTCCCTGACCATAACTAGATTGAGAATTTTCTACTAAGAAAAGTGGGGCAGATTTATACTCCACAATTTTTTCGTAAATAAAATTCAAATTAACATCAATATTATAGATGCCAAGAGCAGTTGGAAATAAGGAAATAATGTTTTCACTCATGATATTATTTTAGATTTAAATTTAATTAAAACCTAACTGAAGTAGAAGTCAACATTAATAAGTATAAAAAAGATTTGATGCATTGTCAAGTAATCAGAATCCGAAAAGTCCAAAAAAGAACACACTACCAGTCGTAGCATAAGAAACCAGGGCAGCAGCAAATCCAATCATTGCCGTGCGACCATTGAGTTTCTCTGCACGTTCTGCATATGTCTCAAGACCATACGTCTCAGTATAGGATGGATCAACGTACATGCGGGGTTCGGTGGCCCACATGTTTGTGCGTCCACCGTCTTCGGTTGTTACAGTCATTTGAGTTTTGTGAAGAAACATTACAATATTATATAGGAAACATAAAGTCCTGTCAAGGGGTAGTCAGTATAAATGCTTACTATTTCCCCTCAAACCCAGGAGGCAAACGATTAAAGTATGGGTCATAGTCAAATAGTGCATTCCAATCCTGAATATCAACTGCCTGAGTTTTCCAAAAATTCCAAAGACCTTCATAACTCGACTTATGAAAAACATCAATGTGTTCTTTGTGAATAGAAGAACCAAGTTCAAGTTTGTATAAGAACAAAGGAATAGTAAAAGTATTTCCAGAATTATAAATCAGATCATCAGCAACTGCTCTTGGTTTAACTCCATTATCAATCTTATACTTATCTCCTCTTACATGAAGGTCAATTAGTTTTTGTGCATGACGACGAGTAATCAAATAACATGCAGTTGAAAAATCATTCACAAATCTCCTATGCATTCTTATATGAACTGTTGCTGTATTAATCACAGCAAGTTGAATTACATCATAATCATAAGGAATCTTTGCATAAAAATTCTTCCATTCAAAAGGCCAATAAGATGCAGTAGAGATATCACAATCATCTTCCATCATTAAGGCACACGGAGCATCAGTCTTAAGAAACTCTACCATTGCTCTCAGATGAGATGTGGTGCATCCAACCTCACCAGAAGACATACTATCAGGGTATCTTCCTTTAAGGATGTCTCCGAGGTCTCTACCGTCCCTACCATCATATGCAGAGATGCGAGTATAATTCTCAATCTCCCAATACTTGAATTGCTCTTCCATATATTCTTTCCTCTCTGGTTGCTCA